GAAGCCCAGCAACGTCACAATCCGCAAGATGGGGTTGGCATTCATGACAGCATTCAAGATGCCCATAGCAACGGCCTGAGCCTTCGTTGCCACAGTCATAGCAATGAGTGCGATACGTCCTGCGATCCACCACGTTGTCAGCACGCCGAGCGCGGTAGCCACACCGGCAATGATCCACTTGTTCCGTTCGAAGAACCCGAGGATTGCAAGCAGTGCCGGACCAAACTGAGTCCTCAGGAAGTTGAACAGTGGCACTAGGACACGTTCATACAGCTCCGTCCCAATGACCTTTACGACCGGCCAGATAACCGGAACGATCAGATTCCACACGCGTTGCATGGCAGGCCACAGGCTGTCCTGTACCCAAGAGATCACGCTTCTGATGGCGGGCACCATCTTCGTGGTGATGAACGAAGACACCCGTTGCATTGCAGGGGCTACAGCCGAGGTGACCTTGCTAGCCATGTTGCCCAGCGCAGGAACGATCTTCTCCGTGGTGAAGGTAGCCAACTGATTGAACATTGGTAGCACACGCTCACCAATGGACTCAGCCATGTTGTCCCATGCCACCTTGGCTTTACTGCCTGCGTCTGCCGATGCCGCAGCCATGCCACCGAACTGAGTCCTCAGCTCGCCAAGGATGATCTTCTGCGCGCCGAGCGTGTCTCCACTCTCGACAAGGGCTTTGATCTGCTCCTTCTGCTGGGCAGTGAACTGAATGCCCGCCTTACTCATGGCGTTGATCCCCTTGACGGGATCGTTCAACGCCTTACCGACCATGACAATGGACCCTTGAAGATCCTTGCCCATGGCGGCCGACATGTTCAATGCTGCCTCAGTGGCCTGATTGAATACGTCGTTACCCTTACCGGTTTCATTGCGAATCTTCGTGAAGGTAAGCAGCAGATTCGCACCCGACTGGATCACTTCATCGTCGACACCGGCCAGATTGGACAGTCGAGTTGCAAGATCACCGATCTGAGATTCGGTCACCTTCGCCACGCCACCCGTGGACTTCAGCACCGCTTGGGTCTGCTTGGTGACCTTGGCTGCCTCACGTGCTTCCTGAATGGCCTTCGTGAAGTAGCTAACCGCTCCGACTGTGGCACCAAGGGCGGCAATGCCCTTCAGTGCGCCGGACGTGGCACGCAAACTTCCACGAAGGCCATTCAGTCCACGCTCAGCATTGCTCATGTCCGCCAGGAAGCGGAGGGTAAATGTCTGACCCTCATTCATGCTCGTTCTCCCGCTTCCTGTCGCTGTTCATCTTCTTGCCCAATGCATTGAATTGCCAGACGGTCAGACCCTTGATTTCCGAGAGAGGCTGATGGAAATGAGCGGCCAATTCAGCCTGGACTATGAATTGCCGCTCGATGCGTTTGGGATTGCACTCTCTTCAAGCTGGATGCGAAGCTGACCGGCCATCTCCAGCGTGAAGTTCGGATTGGTCCTTCGCTTCACCACGAACGCGATGGCACGCAGGATCTTTCCCTTGCGCGTACGAGGATCTTGCAGTGTGTCAATAGGACCATCAATGATATCCTCGATGGTCTCAATGTCATCGATCGTCAGGTGGTTGATGTCCACCACCAGAAGATCCTGAGAGTCATCCTTCTTCGGCTGCTCTTCACGTGCCTCGATCTCGGCGACCCTGGCACGAACCTGAGAAGCGAGACGCTCGCTTTCCTCTTCGGTTAACACTTCCACGTGGTTGTAATCCTGGTTGTAATCCGCCATTAGCTAAACCCCAACTTCCTGCCAGCCTCTTCCGCTGCCTGAGCAGCAGCGTCAACAACGTCCTTCTTGTACTGCTCGACTGCGGGTGCCATGAACGGCCGCGCCGGATGACGCACCTCAGGATCACGGCCCCACGCGGGATGACTGCCACCCTTTTCGTTGATCCAGAAATGCTCCGCGTCTGACGAGATCGTTCCATCCTTGGCCTGGATGGAGTTCGCCAACTTGCTCGTCAGACGCGGAGCGTCATTCCTTGCCTTGTCCACCATCCGATCAAGCGGTTTCTCTAGCTTGTCCGGAAAGGACTTCGCCACATCGTCCACAAAGTCCGCGACTTTGCGCTCGAAGCGCTCCAACTCCGGAGAGTTGACTCGGATTCTCCCGGGCATTAGATATTCGCGCTCTCCGTGCTCACTAGCTTGATCTGAATCACCGGATTGGTCTCGTCCGAATACGCCTCGAAGTCCGTGGACATCTGGACGATGTCCGGCCCGGACAGCGAAGGTGCAGCAGCCTTCAACTTCACGGCAGGCAGGATGATGGAGAACAGGTAGTTACTCGCACCAATAGACGCACCCACCAGGTCCAACTGAAGAGGGAACGTGGTGTTCGCCTGATATACGTCGTACAGCTCAGCCTTACTGAACTCCGCAGACAGCGAGCCTGTCACGGTCGGCGTGGCATTCTCCAACTGCTCACTCTTCAGGCCCGCGTTCCCGAGACCAAACCGCTCCGTCTCCTTGGGATTCTCACCGGAGATCGTGATACTGCGGACCACCGTGGCCACCGCAGTACCACCCGCAATCGTGGTCTCTCCCGACGCGGTGGTCGCAGTGCCACCGAGCTTGAACGTAGTCGCCTGGCTGAAGTCGAAGACGTTCGCACCCGCGAGATAGGACGCAGTAGCCAGTGCCGTGGCAGTCGACTCATTCCGTCCGTCCACAGACAGGGACAGAGTGGGGATTGCGTTGTCCTCCAGGGAGAACTCCCACGAATCGAACTTACAGCCCGAGTACGTGAACGCGCGCACCGTGCCGGTACCCGGCTCAGGACGACCAACCTGGATCGTCATACCCAACCCACGGAAGTCACCCGGGGTGTGGACTTGCTTGTACGCACTACCCGACACCAGGGTCGGAGTGGTCACAGTGGACGCAAGCATGTGCTTGATGATCAAGCCCATGCCGAGCGTGGCCACCTCCAGCTCAATGTCACCAGTCACACCCTTGCGGGACTGACGAACTCGACTGGCACGCTTGTACTTCGTACCCACTCGAAGACCCGTAGGCTCCAGCCACGTCGGCTCAAACCTCAGCGTCTCAGAGTTCACTTCCAGGAATCGGGTCGGAGTGACAGCAGTTCCCCATGTCGACTCGGCACCAAACCCTATCTGTCCGTCCAATCCGGAACCTGTGGCCATCTTAGATCACCTTCTTCTGGCGATTGTTCTTCTTACATGTCCGGCACCTCTTAGTACCGTTCGACTGCACGGCAATATTCTCTGCCATGTACTCATGCCCGTTAGGACAGTGAGTCAATGTCGCGCGATACCGGCGCATGTTCTCTTCGTTCGTCACCGGTTCAAGGTGATCCGGATTCACGCATGCCTTGTTCCGGCACAGGTGATCAAGTTGAAGACCTTCAGGAATCGGCTCGACTAACTCCTCGTACACAACTCGATGAGCTTGAATGTTCCGATAATTGATTCGGATCATTCCATACCCACGGCCGCCACGACATCCGGTCCATACCCAGCAATCCCCGGACATGTCGACCTTGTCTAGGATGCGGTCGATCACATCCATTAGTTGCTCTCTTCCTTGGTGTCGCTAGTGGAGGATGAGGAAGCAGTCTTGGTGACCTTCTTCCAGTGAGCCTTAGGCCAGGCTCGCAGTTCCTCTTCCTCGATCGGCTCACCCTTTTCCGTGTATCCCACAACAACGGTCCGGCCGGTGACGTACGCGTCATCAGTCTCTTCGACCATGTGACCTTCAGCGTCCACTTGGGAATTCGGCGTCAGTGTCTTTCCACCGTAGAAGTAGTGACGGACCTCGATCTCGTCACCGCTGACGTTCTTAAAGATAGGCACCCTGGCTCTCCTATACTCGTGTTCTGATAGAGATCGTGAATACCAATCGACCTTGGTATCCATCATTGAATGGCTGATAGAAGAACTCCCGGGGGCGAACTCCAGCTACATACGGCGGAGTAAAGCCTAAGGAAGGGTTGGCCCGCAACAGGGCTTCCACCGTCCCGAGTAGATCGTAAGCAGCATCGCGCAAGAGCTTCAAACTGCGGTCGCCACGCAGAGCAATTACCGAACAGATGATGTCGAGTTCCTCATCCCTTCGATAAGCACCCTGAGTTCCGGCCCATGACTGGTCGGTATTCGCTGCCTTGAATCTGCCGTTCTCATCACCGTCATATCCGATGTAAACAAGATCCTCTGTATAGTCATGTCCTTCTGGTCCATCAAAGACGGTTAGGCCACCGTCCTGAAGCAGTGTCACGATCGCATCAATGGACCCTGGCAACCGAGAGATAGCTGTCATGCGAATGAGCCAACCTGAGAGTAAGGACGAAGGAGTTCGAGCACCTCGATGGGAAGATCGCTACCCATATCAGCGAGCCACGGCAGGGCTTTGGTTCCCTGCTGCTTGGGTCCAGCGTGCGGGCCAAGAGTCTTGGACCACAACCACCGAAGCACTAACCGGCCTGCGTCACGAATAGCAGCAGGGACAACCATTCGTCCCGCCGTGTAAGTGATCCTCACTGTTCCCGCGACGCCGATACCTCGAAGGCTTCGAACAATGCCGGACTCAAGATCCACGTCGAAGTCAGCAACCGTATAGGTCAATCCACCTGAGACAACCGAGCTAATAGACTGCACCGACACAATGGGATTCATCCTGGTGACGAAGTATGGTTGTCGACCACTGAGATTAACTACCTCAGTTACCTGCCTCGGGACGATCGGCCCCACGATGCCCTCCACAATAGAGGTAGTCGACTCGATCAAGTCGCGGATCTTCTCGTTATCCGCCACAGTCGTCTTGTTGAGGATGTTCTTCGCGTCCGTAAGCGAGAACATCAACAGGGGGAAGTCTTCGCGAACATCGAAAGCGTCTCGTGTAGACGAAGCGTTCTGTCCTGTTGCGATCCACTTCACTCGGTACGTGCCCGCAGTGGGTGGCGTGTAGTCGCATCGATACACACCCACACTCGGGTGAGTGATTGCCGGTGTCTCCGTTGTCCCATCGGGACGCTTGATAGTCAGCACTACCGCACCAGCGTCAGCCAAGGTACCTGTCTGATCACGTGTCTCAACTGACAGTGGGACTACGTCACCAAGGTCATAAGGCATTACTCTGCTCCTGACATGCTTGCCCCTTGAACTGGAGCAATGTCCATGCTCGCCGACACCCTTGGGACTCCACTTGTTTCTGATCCGTCCGTGGTTAGTCTCATCATCGTGGGCACGACTGCTTCAATCGGTGTCATTGATCCGTACGGTTGGGCATTCAATATCCCGTTGGCTTCGATCAGCCATACAACGATGTCCGCATTCAGGGAGACATTCCCTGTCACGTCTTGAGCGGTAGCTACTACCGACGCCACGCTGACCACCGCTGACAGGCTTCCGGCCACACTCTGTCCATCCACGCTGACCATTGCCGCTTGTGCTGCAACAGAAATCGACTGCTGGACAGATGCCGTCGCGTCGGGAGACAGCATGGACACTGTGGCCACATCAGCACTGACCACTGATCCAGTAAGGACAGTCGGATTCTCAGCCGTCATCCCTATGGCTGCCTGCTGCGCCGCCGCAATAGCAGCCAACAGGACAGTTGCATCCTGCGCACCAACCGTGAACGCCACTGGTTCAGCGGTAGCCACGGTGCCCACGAACACGGCCGGTTCCTGGCTCACCATGGTCAGGCCCGCGAGATCCACGGTGACCCGCACGGCGGGCCCGGGATCGAGCGCGCCCACGGCCGCTGAGGCTGCCTCTGCCGTTCCCGCCGCGCCGGTTGAAGGGTCGGCACCGGCGAGCGCCACCGTGGCCGCATCGGCGGCCGTGGCCACCCGGATGGCCGGTTCCTGCGCACCGAGCGCGAAGACGGCCGACTCAGCGAGCGCCGACGCTCCGGAGACGCTGGTGACCGTGGCGTCGGCCGCCGCGACGCCGAGACTGGCCACCTCGCTGGGAGCTTGAAGCGAGAGTGCCCCGTTCTGGCCGCTGAGCGCCACGCTGACGGCTTCGGGGGCCGATCCGGTACGGGCAGACGGGTCAGCCCCCGTTAGGGCCACAGGGGCAGCCTCAGCGGTTGCGTTCGTCGGAACGCTCGTGGCCACCGTGGCATCGAGCGCGCCGAGCGCCACGGTGGCTTCCTCGGCGGGGGCTTCATCGGCCGCCGTAGCCGTCACCGTGGCGTCGAGCGCCACGGCCGCCAGGTCAGCCGACGAAACAAGGACATTTGTCCGGATTCCTGCATCCGACGCCGTTACCGTAAGCGTCGCTACCTCAGCCGCAACACTCGTACCCGTTGGAGCGTCTTCGACCACCAGGACAGGTACCCACCAGGCTGAGTTAGGCATTAAGCCTCCCAGACCTCATAGCAGAAACCGCCGAAGGCGTTCCCCGCTGTAGTGTCATTCGGTCCGCCGTACTTGATGCCCGTAGACGCGACGATGGTCTCGACTCCATAAGCAGCGTCCCATGAGGTACTCGCACCAGCAGTCAAACCGGTAACCGTGAACGTTCCTTCGAAGGTCAGGAAGTTCGTGGCTCCAGCCGTTCCGTTGATGCCTGCCATGGGGCGCTGACGCTTAACCACCGTGGCACCGTTCATTACTCCTAAAAGGATCTGAGGATAGGTAGCCGCACCGTGGATCACGCCTGCCATGCGGACGAACGCACATCCACCGGCGGGAACCGTGAAGGTGATCCTTAGATTGGTGGTATCGAGAGCAGTCATACCAATGAGAGTTGCCGTCGACTTCGTTACTGCCACAGCAGGGTCATAAAGAATGCCACCTAATAGACCCATATCGTTATCCATCCTATGTAGACCAAATCTCGTAGCAAAACCCCCCAAAGGCGTTGTTCGCAGTTGTATCGTTCGGGCCGCCATACTTGATCCCCGTGGATAGGACGGCTGTCTCCACGCTGTAGGCCGCATCCCACGTGAGGCTTGCACCAGGAGTTAGACCAGTGACCACAAAGGCCGCTTCCAGTCCTAGCGTGGTAGTGGCTAACGCTGTCCCTGCCAGTCCCGCCATTCCTGCTGCCCTGGCTACCACCGTCGCTCCGTTCATCACTCCTAAGAGGATCTGAGGCCACGTGGTCGAACCATGGACATTGCACGCCATTCGCACCAGGACAATGCCATTACTAGGCACCGTGAAGGTCAACCTAAGATTGGTTGTGTCCAATGCAGTCATAGCGGTTGATGCAGCAGCGGTCTTCGTTACGGCCGCCGCTGGGTCGTAACAGATGCAACCGAGGACCATGTCAGTAGCAGACGCTTCCCACAAGGCAGCCAATAACAACCTTGCTCGGAATCCACCACTCGTACATGAAAGTAATCAAGGTAAGCATTAGAAGGTTCCTTTCAGGAGGGGATCTCTTTAGAGCAGTGTTTACAGAGTCGCACGCCAGATCCCATTCGCATGCCACACGACCGTGAGCGTGCCATTGGTCACGCTGTTCGTTCCACCGAAGTAGTTGTAACAGACACCTTGATCAGCAACCGGGGTAGTCAGAGTGTCGTCGTACACAAGACACCCGAACACGTTCGCCAACGTGGCAGCACTACCGCTTGCCGTGTCCGCCGCGTCCCAAAACACCACGTCCGCCGTGCCGGTGTTGACGGTCGGCGAAGTCAACGCCACACCACCCTGTGCCCACTGTCCAGCTTGGAACACCTCATTGGCAGTCACCCACTGACCCACGTTGTAAGCCGAGTTAGCGGATGTCACATCGTTGTCGGGGGTAGGAGTGTTGTTGTACAAAGCCACCTTGAACGTATCACTGTCCAAATCGAACGGTGCCACGTTCAGTACGCAGTCCGCGAGGAACGGCCTGAATACCTTACTATTCGTCCACGCCACGGGTCTTTCCCTTCACTCCTAGACCAGCAACCGGAGCATAGATGGTGCAGTCCTCACCATCGTCCCTTGTGGTCACTACCGCCATGGTCGGCTTACCTTCTCCATCGAACTGGACATCTTCCTGCCCGATGTAGTCTTCACGGTCTACTGCTTCCACCTTTGCCTTGACTCCTTCATGGACCAACGGAGTCATCAATCCGGCAAGCCCTTTGCATGGATGCATGGGGATCTTGTCATCGTGAGTCACCGCAGACGAAGTGCACTTAGGGCAGTACCACTTGATCACTTCGGGGTCACCTGCGGCGGCCGCTCGCTCCGCCCCTGCGGAGCAGCCTTCCTAAGCTCTGCCTCACTTTTGTGTGCCGTGTATCCGTACCTCTCCAACTCACGGTCCACTTGCTTCACTCGCTCAGGCTTGTTTGCCTGCACGT